TTGTATTTTTTCTCTTAGTAATTCTGCTTCTTTTAATTCTGAAAAATGATTATCTCTGGTAAAATCAATATTGACTTCATTCTTCCATGACTGCCAATCTTCATCAGTAATAATATTTTTCATTATCAATTGTTTCTTAAGTATTTCATAAAAGAAAGTTGCGAAACGATTTCTCAATCTGTCAATAAACTTTTGAAACTTTAATTCATCTCGACTTATCTCAGTAGCTCTACCTAAAGAAAACTGTTGTTCTTGTTCTAATCTATTTAACGGAACATTCAACGACCTATATAGTCTCTTTTGAAAATATATAATATCTTCAATCTGTCCTAGATTCTCTCCACCAGGGAGTGTAGATATTTCAGTTCCACGCCCGCCCTCTCTTCGCGGTAGCCAAAAATCTTCTAACATTGACATATGTTTACGATCATCACGTATTTCACCGGTCTTTGCGTCGTATACAAGTTTGTTACGATACTTGGCCATAATATCTTTCATATATTGTTCAGCTTTACCTCTTGGTAAGTTACCTACATCAATATAAAACATTCTTCTTTCAGGTGCTCTTGCCAATCTGTATATTACTAATGAATCTTCCATCATTCGTAATTGAGTTATTGGTTTTAAAGCTTTATGTAAAAAAGAAACAACTTTTTTTCTGTGTTCATCTAATAATCCTGAAGTACAATAACTAACAGAATCGTTACTTAATCTTATTGCGTTTGCTTGTGATCCAGGTTTTTCCTGGAAGATATAAAATTCATCAACCTTTTCAATTAAAGGTGCACCAGTTGCCGGATCTTTTTTCTTCTTAACTTGTTTTACTTTTCTAATTTTTGCTGCATCAATATATCTTATTTCTTGAATGCCTGCAGATAAATTAGTTTCATCAACTACTAAGTGATGATATAATCTACCATCAACATACCATCTTCTAAATATGTCATGTCCTAATTCTTTAAAGTTTAACATGTTATATATGTTGTCAAACTCTTCCAGCATTTGCTTTTTAATTGAAGCACTTACTGGTACTCTATCTAAATTTAATGTGATAGATGGTTTCATATCCATTGAAGTTATTGATTCGTTAACAATATCTTCAATTGCAGCATCAGCTTCTGGATGCATTGCAGAACCACGATATTTTAAAATAAGTTGTACATTATCTTTTGAGTCATCACCTTCCATATTGATGTAATGACCATAATGTGAACCATAAGTTGTAGATGCTACATAACCTGCACCATCATCGTCACGTGGCGGTACGATAGACTTAATTGCCTTCTTATCTTTCGTTCTTGTAATTTCAAAACCAAATATCTTTAGTGTGCCGTCAGCCATAATATTCCTTTTAAGTTAGGAGAGCTTGCGCTCTCCTACTATTTATTACTTATGTTGTAGTGTCAGTCTCAAAGTATTGGTATGCAAATGTAACTGTAAATCTTTCGATTTCATCATTTGTACCATAGTTCAAATCAATTGGCGACATATCTTGTGGATATGATCCTCTGAACGTATACTTTTTAAGTGTATCGCCTGACCTATCAAGTTGCTCAACTAACAGATCTGCTTCATACGCTACAGGAGTTGTAAGACCAGTATTTGCACTATGTGCATTCATACCATTCATCCATCTCTCCATTGGATTTCTTATTGCAAAATCTGTGTCATTGATAATTGTAACTGTCCATACGTCAAATGTTCTGTCACCGGCCATTTTTAATTGTCTACCTCTAAAAGGTACAATTATCTGACCTAGTGTTGACCCTGGCAACTGAGCTGTTTCACAAAGGAAAGATGTCAGTTCTGGATCTCCATTTGCGTATCCCGGAAAGTTGATAGTAGCTTTGAAGAGGTTAGGACGAGCCCCACCACCTCTTAGCTTTGATTTAAAATCATCTACGCCTAATACTGCCATTTCTTACCTCCTTATACCGTACCGACGACTTCTTCGAAGTCTACACCAGTTCTTACGGCCACAAAGTTCAGTGTAACGAAATTAATAGAACGTGCAGGTTTGATAAAGATATCTGCTCTAAATTCGTTTCTATCAATCACTTCTGGAGTATTATTTGTAGCGTCAGCTACTACTCTAAAGTCAGTGATACCTCGTCTACCTTTGACTTCTCTTAATACTGGTTCGATTATGTTAACAAACTCAGCTCTTGTAAATTCATCGTTGAATTCAAAGAGTACTTGTTCTGCAGCTCTTGATATCGCTCTCTCCAATACTAAGAATAATCTTCTAACGTTGATTCTGTCAAATGCTGATGCTCTTCTTAGTCCTGTTTTATCTCCAAACAATATTACACCAGACCCTGGTATATTTGCAATCGGATTAACACTATTTTTATAGAGTGCATCTCTTTCTGATTTTGTTGGAGTAAATGCTAATGAAGTAATTCCTAAATACTGACCTCTTCTAGAACCAGCTGGTGAGAACCAAGCAGCTCTATTAATATCAGTTGCTGCCATAATTCCTGCTGTTGAAGAAGATGCAGGTATGAATATGAATTGATCATTAAATTTGTCAAACACTTTTAAGAAGTTACCGTCTTGTACAGCATAAGATGAGAAAGGTGTAATCGCTTGTGCAGTAGCTATAATATTATTTTTTATGGTTGAAGAGCTTGTATGACCCACTACATCATCTCTTGCTGGTGAAACAACTGCTACACAATCTTTTCGAGCTGCAGCTTTACCTATTAAATCATTTGCTAATGCTACGTGATTTGTTCTATCTGCAATGCTAGGTGAAATTATAAAATCAATTTCAACCTGATCTTTATCTGCAAAGAGATCGTAACCAGTTATGTAATCGTCTTTACCTAACACGCCTGAAGCCACACCGCCAGATAATTGAAAATCTTTAGTTTTTGTAGCGGTTCCGCCTGCACTGATGTAATTTTCTCCGCTATCACCTGATAGTTTTCCATTGATTCCAATCACTCCGCCATTGAGGCCTCCAGTATTAACTGTACTAATATCTGAATCAAATGCTGCCATATAGACATATTCAGATCTTTCGTTAATTACATCTCTTACGAAGATTGAACTACCAGCTGAATTTTTAGCGTCTTTAGCTATTGATAAAAAAGGATATCTTTCAAGAACTGTGCCTTTAGTTCCTGTAAACACACCTGTTTCATCTACTACTACTACATGTATTTCATCATTTTGTCCATTCTTACCTTCCATGAATGTAGATGTTTCTGGTTTTGCATCAAACTCAGTACTGTATTCCCAATCATTAAATGCAGAATCAGTTGCTGATGCTATACATCTTGAAACAAGTAATCCGTTTCCTAAATCTCCAGGATATCTTCCCACAAATGTATTAGCATTTGAAATTTGTGTAGCCTGTACTGTTTCAAATACATCTTCATTTTGGATTGTAGAAGGTGTTATTGCAGATGCAGCACCTAAAGCTCTTGGACCAATTGCATTTTTTGCTGCAGAAGTTACAGCTCTTACGAGCTGAAGTGAACTCGAGTATCGTAAAAAGAACGATGCCGAGTGAAAATCTATTGTATTGTCGGAGTCAGGTGAACCAAACCTTTCAACCAATTCTGTTTCATTGGCGATAAAAGTTCTTTTTTCAGCTGGACCCCATCTATAGTTACCTACGATTGCTCCTGTAGTTGACTGGACGTTAGGCACTCCTCCAGTCAGGTCTATCTCTTTGACAACAACCGCGGGTGATTCCGATGGTGAAAATAGTGCCATTTTTTTATTCCTTATTTTTAATTACGAGTTTCATAATACGATTGTTCAATTATTGTTATTTATAATATTACAAATCTCTATCATATTCAATTTGCCATTGGTCTTCTTTAGTTTCAATAGTTTTCATGTGTTCACTGCCGTCATCAATAAAACCAAATGGAACGATATCTTCTTGTATTTCTTTCATTTTTTGATTAAATATAACATCTTTTATATTGATGTCAGTTAAATCTGAAAAGTAAGCCGATGAAACAAAAAATCCAAATAACACTAAGTTCATAACTAAATCATCATTATTTCCTGTAGATGCTTGAAATGTTTGTCCCTTTGCTTCAAATGTAGATATTTCTAAAATTGTTTGTTCATCAACAACATTAAGCTTATTATTTTCAAGTAAATCTTTTAGTGCACTACAACCTAATCTTTTTGATCTACGATTTATTTCAATACCTACAGCATTTGCTTTAACTGCAGATTCAACATGCATGTTTTCATATTCTAAATCATAATATAATCCATTACATACAACTGAACCCTGATCATTCGATTCAACTATGCAATAAGCTTTATTGTAGACTACTGCATACTTATATATAATATTAGGGAAGAGTAGTGGAGAGATAGTGTTGTTGCGGTAAACAGCAACCTGTTCAAACGGGCGAGTGCTAATATCGATTAATGAAAAAGATGAATAGTCCTGTCCTCTTCCCTTACTGACATCTGCAACTAAAATATATTCATTACCTTTTACAGGTTCTTTATATATTAGCATATCACCACCTTCCATATTCTTAATCGGATGTAATGCTCTTAAATCTAAAAGAGTTTGTGCGTTAACTAAAGTATCACCTGTACCAAAAAATGTGTTTCCAAATTCTTGATCAAATTGTACTTGTGAAGTATTATTAATTGTTTCTTGTTTCCATTCTTCATTTCTCCCTGGTACATCATGCCAGTCAACTCTGAAGTTACTATATTCATTAACACCTTGTACTGAACCTTCCCATATTTTATGAAACGTATTACCTATACCATTTGCAGTTGATGTCACAATAATTTTTGTATCTGTACCTGATGATATTACAGGATAAGTTGATGTATAAAATTCTGCAGCTCTTTCAACAAATGCAAACTCATCTAAGTATAATAAATTAATTGATAAACCTCTAATTGATTGTCCTGATGTTGCTGCAGCAATAATTCTACTGTTATTACTAAAATCGATATTAGATTTATTTAAAGCTTTTACGCCGGGTTGTAAGAAAAATGGAATGTTTTCAAGCATTAAAGTTATTCTTGCTAACATTTCTCTTGCAGTTGCACCTTTGTTTGCTAGTATTGCAATTGATTTTTCTGGTTGAAACAAAGCAAACCAAAGTAAATAACCACATGCAGAAACAGATTTACCTGATTGTCTACACGCTAACACTACATTAAATCTATTTTTTTCAAATTTATTAAACATTTTCTTTTGATATGGATATAGTTTAAATGGTACTAAACCCTTATCAAGAGAAATTATTTTTGCATACTTTTCCACAAAGTATATAGAACTTTTCATACACTTTGCGTATTCAGTAACTTCGGTTTCCGTCCAGTTTTGAACGATACCGTCTTTCTTTATATTTGGATTACCTAGATAGTTATCATTTTGATTTTGGAGTGACATTGACTAGGTCCGTTTCATTCTTAAGTATTTTTTGTAATTCAGCAGTTGAACCAACGAAGAGGTTGTTTGTCGTTTTTGCAATATTTTTTATCTCTTCTTTTCTATCTAAGTCTTTTTTCTTTTTATTTAAATCCATTAATCTATCATTAACATCTGAAATATTTTTAATCATACCTGACAATACTTCAAATGCACGAGGATGCTCACTTTCTCGAGCAACTTCAATCATCAATTCTAAACTTTGTTTACCTTTTTCAACAAGTTCATAATACGTATCACGAGAATATTTGTAATCATTATCAACATTCTTTTCTTCAGGTGGAAAAAATTTTTCCATTTCATTTTTGTTATTCATTTAAAGTAACAAACTCTCGATTTTTTATATGTTCTTTTTCTATATCTTCTTTTGATTGACCGTGATATGCAACTGCATGATGTTTTTCTATCATATATGTATTTATAGACTTATCAGTGTAATTACTTGTTCTCCATAATTCACCAAGTATTCTGCCAAACTTACCTGTTTTGTCTTTATGAGTTTTTAATATTATTTGATCATCATCTAACATTCCAGTTAAAAAGTGTTTTGCAGCTAATCCATATTTTTTTTCTTCTAAGTCGCGAGTTCTTGATTCTGGAGTATCAATACCGTATAACCTAACTCTCTCTTTATGTAACCAAACGCCAAAACCAAGATCAATATCTACATCTACGGTATCACCATCAATTATTTTAACTACTTTACATCTATATTCATACATTATGCACTATCCACTATTGTTGTCGTAAAACCAAAATCGCTATCGGCTAAACCAATTACACTTGTCGGATTTGGAGTTACTGTTATTGTTTGAAGACCTATATCTGAGTCTTTCAATCCTGAATTAATATCAAATACTTTTGCCACACTACTACGTATGACAGAAGTATCAGCAATCGGACCATGATAACTTAACTTCATTTCAAAGTCCATGCTGTAAATTATTGTACGTCTTTGTTCCATTGCTCCTTCAAAGTCATCAGAAAAAGCTACACCTTGTATTATTACTGGTATATCTTCAAGCAATGTCGGATACTCAGTTGCAAAAGGTTTAATAGTAATTGAATACTGTGGATTAAACGTTGGTAAAATTTGTTCAACTATTTGTAACGCATCATCTTGAGATTTGGCATATGCATTTAATTGAAAATTTATTGAGTATGGAACTGGTGTAAAAAACTTTTGTCTTTTATTAACATCTGCATTTGATGATGTGGTATTAAATGTTGTTGTTTTAGCGAGTTGTCTGGTAGCATCATAAGCAATCGATGTTATTTCAAATGACATTCTCGGTAATTTAATTGCAACCTTTGTGTCATCATTTAAATCTGGATTTTCTCTTACTCTTTCTAAAAATTTTTGTTTAGGTGCATAAGATAATGGAACTTTAACTTGACTTATGACTGCACCACTCGAATTTTTTCGAATCACATATATATTATTAAACAGTCTACCAAACAGTGCAACTGCTTTCTTTGTTTTTTCGTGATAAAAGTGACCGCCAAACATTAGTTATTACTCGTATCGCCAAATGGATTTGTTTCAGAAAAATCAATAAAATCAGTTGCTGCAGTAAAATCAGTGTTTTGTTCATTTTGTGAAAGTTGATTATCTTCAACAACTAAATTAATTATTCCACCTGCACCAGTCTTTAAACCTACAACTTTCTTACCAACAGTAAATGCATGGTATTTTCCATCATCTGCACCAGCGTGTATCAAATGTATCTTGTCATCAGAATCTGAATATTTCGCAACTTCTGCTCTCATTATAGTATCACCGCTAGGACTAGTAATTGTTTCACCCATTTCAAATGTTGATGGTGATGGAGAAGTAAATGTAATTGTTGGATTCGTATAACCAGTACCAGGGTTTGTGATAGTAAGGCTGTCAACTTCACCGCTGTTACTATCCACAGTAGCAATTATTGAAGCACCTACGCCGTTAGAATCTGAAATCAATACAGTTGGTGCTGTAAAGTAATTACTACCACTATCAACAATTGAAACACTTGCTATTTGACCGCTATTTATTGTTACACTCGCTTCTGCGCTGTCACGTATATTTGTTAACGTAAGCACATATTTGTAAGCATATCTTCTTTCAATATCATCAATTGTATCTACGCCTGTGTCTAAATCTTCTCCAGTATATTCGAATAACTGACATCTTAATTTGTAAACTGGTAAATTACTTAATTGATAGAATGGCATCTCATGTTCTACATGAGTAATTTGAAATAATGATTTTGAAAGTGGTAGATAGATTAAATCGCCTTCAGATGGTCTTGTACTTGTTATTTCATTATCATATCTTTGTACGGTTTGTTCCCATCTTTTTCTTGCAACAACAAAGGTTGCTTCATCTCTTATCTCTACACCAAATCTTGTGAATAGATCACCTTCACCTTCGAAACCTTCAGTGTTTTCGATATACATTTCAATAACATGTGATGAATTAAAACTTGACTCTGGATCATCGCCAAGTACTCTATCTTCATTTACAAGATCACGAGGTAAATAGTACACGTCTTGCCCATACATTTTCAATGATTCAATTACAATATCTTCGTATAGGTTTTGTTCTGACTTTACCTTCTGACTAAAATATAAATTAGTTGCCATGTCATCCTACAAAAAAGTCTGGTGGAAGTTCTTGCTCTAATCTTAAGTTCTCTCTTAATCTTTCAATCTCACCTGTAGCATCATCATATATTTGTCTTCCATTTAAAACGACTCCTCCTGGCAACTGCATTCCATCAAACTTAATTAAGTTAGTACCCCATTGCTGTTTTATTAAAGCAGTTGTATATTCTTTTACAAACATATCATTAAAAACTGATGTGTGTGTATTTGGATCTACAGTTGTGTAGACTTCTGCAACTATGTAATCACCAGCTTTTATATCATTATCTGCAAAGTCACCAAATATATATAATCTATTTTGTCTTCTTGCAAATTGAACTTGCGGATGGCCATTTAACTTCATATCCAGTAATGACAAATATTGTTGCATTTGTTCATAGTAAGCTAAATCACCAGCAAAATTCATTAAGTCTGCGATATCATTTAACATCATTTGATATTTGATGTCAAAAAAGTTTCTACTAGTATTAAATGAACTAGTTAAAGGAAACATTTTTGAAATGAATATAATATCAGAAGATATTGGAATATATTCATTTGACACATCTGTGGCGGTTATCAAATGCTTCAAGTATGTTCTAACAGTAGCATCAGAATGAAACTCTTGATAATATTGTAACGCTTCATCTACTCTATCCTCTAATTGATCTTCATCAACATTGATTTCAATTACTGGATCACCGAGTCTTCTTTTACAATAGTCGATCAGAGTTGCTCTTGAATTAGGAGTTGCCATTTTTAATCCTTTATTTTATTCTATTTATAAGGATTCGGTCCTAAAACATCAACGTCCCATGCTGCTTTTAAGGCTGTTATATTATTTGCATTTGTAATTACAGAAGATGCTGGTGCATCTCTAAGTTTTTTCTTCTTAGCTACACTTGCAACCTTTCCATCACTATCATTTGCTTCAGCTGCTTTCATCCAAACAACATCTTCCGCTTCAAGTAAAGGTCCTCTTACTTCTCTTACTTTATCTTTAAATATTTCTTTTGCTGCTATTAAGTCTTCTGTGATAGCAGATTGTGAGCTATCAAAAACCCATGCATTTCTGAAATATCTATCAGAAGGTTTATCAGAAGGAACGGCAGCAATTACTCCATTTTTATCTTGAATCATTGTAGTCATTCTTTTCTCCTTATGCTACTTCTTGGTTAATCTTCCAAGCATTACGCCACGTTCTATGACTTGGTAGATTTTGTTTTTTACAAATCATTAATCTTCTACGATTAGATTTTTCATAATCTCTCCACACTCTTTGTGGTATGTCTTTCATAATTAAATATTCAATTGCTTGTTCTTCAGTCATCTTATCGACTGGTTTTGTATTATGTAGCAGATAACCTCGAGTATGTTTCTTAAAATCTGGTTTTGCTTCATCTTCTGCCAAAGCCCAATAAACTTCAACTGGTGGAAGTATGCCACCTTGTAAAGCACATGCCATCCAGTTTGGATCAGGTACTGTAACTTTAGCAGGTGCATCTGGTTCTTCCGGATCTTCCCATACTACTCTATAATCGGTTTGAACTCCATCTAAATTATCTTTTGCCCAGTGTAGTCTGTTCCATAAATGTGTTCCCTGAAATTCAGGTGTTTTAATTGTCATTAGTTTATCCCATATAGTTTGATATTACCGGTAGATAGATTGCCACTGGAAGATACAAATCTCAATCCATTAACAACTGTGCTTGCTTGTGCTTTTAATAAAGTTCCGGAGTAAACTGCACCAAAATGATTTCCAACACTAGATTCAAAATTTGCACTTTGTCCATTAACACAAGCAGGTTGCGTTGTATTGTTTACATTTTGTATAAGAAACTCAAATGTTGTACCTTCTCCACCGTTATTACCAACATTAAAACCATTAGGTATTGCAAGGATCGAAGTGGAATTTGAACCATCGTGTGTTGAACTTCCAGTTGATTCTGCTTCTCTTGCATAAACACTTCCATCTAAAATAGAACCACCTGAGAAAAATCTTAAAAATAAATTTTGATTATCCGAAGATAACACAAGTCTACCAATAACTTTGTATGTATCATAAGTAGAATTAATATAAGTTGAGTCTATATCGTATTGTGCAACGTTTGATATATCA